GGGAATATATCGCCCTTATTCAAATCAATATCCGCGCCCGTTGTAATTGTTTTAACAAATACGTCTTGCTCTGCTAAACTCCTTATATATCTTAATAGTCTACTATATGCGTTCATTATAATTGTGTTACGTTATTTCCTTTCCTTAGTATTGCCTCCATTTTTTGCCTGTCTAACTTATGAGCTAGGAACGTATGAAACTCATGTACCTTTGTTTCTAGCACTCTGTCGATTTTCAGTATATCATTACTCGCCATCATATCAATAGTAACGTACCACCCCCACTTAGAGAAATAATCTACCGCTTGTTTTTCTCCTCCACTTGATTCGTAAATCTCTGGATAGCTTGTTTTAATTCTCTCGATAAACTCCAAAAAAAAACCAGAGCTCCGTTAACTATATTCATTGGGCAACTTCGCATTTCCTCACATAGAGCCTTATCGTACTTATAGGGCAGTATCTCATAGTTGCCGAAAGCGTCCTCGTTTGTAACCCTACGAAATAAGATAGCCATAATTTTATGCATCTCTTTAAAGTCCATTCCTATAGTGCTGAGGTCTACATACTCCGCCGTCGTTATCTCGTCTAGGTTTGGGATAAATCCGTACTCTACTCCATTAAGCATAAACCGCTCCTCAAATTCTACGTCCTGCTCACAGGCTGCTATAATCTGCGCCATTAAACCCTCGTAGTCCGTATATACTAATTTCTTGACATCTTGTTTTTTCATTCCTGTAAACAAAGATATAACCCTCTCAATCATTCCCTGCTCTGTCATCTTATCCTCTCTAGCTCGTAGCGCCTCAAACTTGACGTATTGGTCTAGAGTAATATCTGCGATGTTTTCGGGTACACTAATTTTAATAGTCTCTGTCATATAATAAAAACAAATTAATTCTCTTTATGTTATTTACCTTATCTCTATTTTGCCACGATTAGCTAGTAGGTGTAAAACTCCATACCTCAGCGCGTCTAAACTATGGTTGTACATATCGCAAGCTAACTGCGCGCCCTTGTCTGTATAAACGTAGTTGTTTAATTCCTTTGCCATATTAGTAGAGTCTGGATCGACGACAAGCTCGTAGTCTTGAATTAATGCGATACCCGTTGCGATACTTCCTGTGCCTTTCTTAGCGCCTCTAATATTAAGACCTAGCTTTTGTAACTCTGCGATAGTTCCTGCGCTTGCGCTATCTCCTATGATGAGGTTACGCCCTGCCCTCTGTCTATTGATTGCGTATATTTCGGAGATGGTTAACTTGGATTTGTATAGCTCCTCCTTTGCGTAGATTATTTTCTTTTTTTTATCTATGGCAATAGCCACTAAGGTTGTCGGATCGGTGTGCCCGTAATCCTGTCCGTAGATAACCTGTAACCCGTCTGGATTAAATTCGCCAAAGCGCCAGTTTGTGTAAACGACTCCCTCCGCTTTTGAGAGCCAAGAGCCTAAAACAACGTGCTTGTATTTAATCGGATTGCTGACTTTCATATCATCGAAATAGTCTAGTATCTCGTCGGGTACAAACTCTAGGCAATCTAGGTAGGACGTATGTATATAACAGACGTTATCTTTTATACCGTTAAATCCCTCTTGCACGCCTCTACTCTCGTAGTACTTCATGTAGATAAAATGCTCCTTACTCGTAGGGTTTAAAATTAACACCTTAATATTTCGGTTTGGATTGCTTGCATCGTTACCTCTAATTGATAACACTATCTTGTCGTAAATTGCCTCGTCTTGCATCTCCTCCGCCTCGTCTAGTATTAACATCGAGAAATCTTTTAAACCCTTTAGGTTTGCTGTCTGGACTCCAGAGCCTGCTTTTAATCCTTTAAATACTATTTTGCTCTTATTGAAATTTGAGACGATCCTATTTTGCTGCGACTCGAAAGCGTCCTCCAGATTCATGAGTTCGATTTTCTCCTCTACCTCTGCGAATATAGAATCCTTTAGAGAGGCGTTTGTATACCTGCTGTAGAGTATTCGATGTCCGTACTTCGTGCAACTATTTAAAGCGCTTAGAGACGTCGCAAATGACTTCTGAGAGAATCTGCCGCCTGTTATGATAAAGGTGTCCACGCCGTCGGGAATATCGAACAATGGCGCAAATTTTTCGCTGAGGTTTATGTTACTCATTCTCTGGTGTTACGTCAATAGATGAGGTAAAAGAAATCGTCGGAATGTTTACGCTGCCGCCGTCGGAGGTTATATCCACGCTCTGCATTGGTTTGCCAACCGTATACTCTAGGTAGAGCTTTGCGCTTTGAACGTCTCCAGACATCGCGCTTGCCTCTAACGTTTGGAATACGGCTATAAAATTAGCCTCGCTAGTAGCCTCGTTTATTAATTGCTTAAATGGGTTTTTGCGCCTGTCTATGCCTTTGGCTTTTGTAGACCAACCGCCGTTGCCTTTTGATAATTTATTCATATCTAATAGGTACTAACTATTAGTGTTAGTCCTATTATAAAAACAAATAATTATTGTTATTGTTATTATACAAAAAAACCCCACCAATTAAGGCAGGGCAAACTAAAACAAAATTAAACAAAACTAACTAACGTCTACGAGTCCGTCTCTGTAGTGGTCTACAACTACGCCCGTTTTTAATGTGATTGTCTTATAAGGTACTATTGAATTTTTTACGAGTAGTCTGTGGATTAATTTTCTCATGGTTTAAATATCTAGGGTTAATGTTACTATAAATAAATATAGCTTTATTGTTGTGTAATTGTACTCTTTGTTTTTTGCCATATATTCCCAACCGATTAGGAAACGATCGTGCGGATAATGGAAAGCTATTTGTAAAGTCCAGTTCATTATATTGGTTGTTTAGCTTGTTGAAATCCTGCGCTCCATTCGTGCTTGGAATGGTCTCCAATAATTGTAATTAACTTATCTCTTTGCTCGTGAGTTAAAGCTAGGTCTTTGTCGAATAGTCTGTTTAGTGTGTCTTTTAAATCCATAGTTTTGTTATTTGTTTTTGTAAATGTAAAGCTTTTTATATATACCCTCCAAATTTATTCGTTTAAAACCTCAAATATTAATTGGCAAGTTTCGTATTCCTCGATGTATTCAAAGTATAGCAGGGCATCTCTAGAGAGTATTATCTCGTCCTCCTCAGATTGCGGCTCGAATAAATACTTATCGTAGTCGTTATAAATAAACGTACATACATACTGAATCGACTCGTCTAGTAAATACTCTACCATACTGCGGTAGAATAAATCGTGCGCGTCTGTATAGTCTTGTCTGGTAGCCTCCTCAAAAAAATCGTGAGGGTTATCAAATATTACGGGTATCGTCATTTAAAATAGTTTATTGATGTTATACGGTGTTGTAGGTAATAAGCCTACTTGCTATCGTCTTTTAGCTTTTTACTTATTACAACTATCGCTATAAGTGAGGCTATAATTATAAACACTAAATCTAAGTTTAGTAATATGTGTTTTGACATCTCCATTTCAATTAATTTTATCGTTTCAAATCCGTAGGCTTACTACTTACAACAATAAATATAAGTAATGCTTCACTTGGTTTTTAAACCATCTTTTGCAGATTATTACAGTTGTTGTCCATCCGAAAGGGTTATCTCTGTTTTCATCGCACTACTCATATTCTTTTCAGTTGTTAAAACAAATGTGTATATACGGAGTCGTGTACAAAGCTGTAGTCCTCGTTTAAGGTATTTAGCTGCTCCTCTGTCATTGGTTTGCCGTCGTAGTCTGCTGAGACTATAAAAGCGTCTGTAAAGTCGGGATAGTCGTTTGTATCTATACCGTCTACTTCAATGTTATCTATTAGGTCGTAAATCATACTCCTGTACTTTCTGCCTCGTCTACGTCTTTAATTTCGTTTGACGATAAAGCGGTTACTATTGCCTCTTGATTGTGTGCTATATCTTTAACTAGGGAGTGAAGATTTGATAGCCTTGTCTCTAACTCGGATACCCGTTTCCTCAAAACTTGCTTGTTTAGCGGTTTGCTTTGTTTCTCTAATTTTGGCATTTGCTTGCTCATAACTTTGTTGCTTTTTTAGTGTAGCGCGTTCCATATTTATAAAGGCGCTCATTTGGTTATTAATAAAAAATTGAATTCTTTCCTCTGGTATGCCCTCTAGTAATTTCTCTAGTCTTGGCTTGTTTTCTTTTAGGCTTTTTATCTCTAGCTTTAGCTTTACATTTGCCTCTATTAATTCCTGCCTTTGTCTTACTACCTCGTCAATCGATCCGACCTCTGCGACTATCTCCTCTACTGAGGGAGTAGGCTCTAGTATTCCCTCCAAAGCGTGAAAGCTCTTTTTAAAAAATACATCGTATTTGTAATGTACATTAAATTTTTTAAGCGAGTGTAATACCGTAGAGTGGTCGTGTTTTGTAACTGCTCCAATCTCTGCAAATGGTCTACCCGTTAACTCTCTAGCGAAATGATAAAATAAACACCTAGCCATTACGTACTCTCTCTGTCTTGTGTTTTTATTTATTTGTAATCCTGTTACCTCCTGTACTGCGTCCTTAATTGTTTTTAACATAGTTGTTTTTTAGTTTGTCCATTGAGTAGCCATTGCGTTTGCTATCCCTTGAAATGTTTTACTTCTTAATGTACTCCTTTCTGCTGGTGTCTTTGCTTTTTGTAAAGCCTTGTAGTACCACATTGGCATCTTTTTTTTTATTCCTTTTTTACTAGTAAACTCAAAAAACTCTCCTTTATCTACTATATTAGTTGGCACTAAATTAGGTAAATTTTTTAACCATAGACAAGTACTTTTTTGCGCTTTGTCTCCAAATTGCCAAGGTTGTATTATTTGGTTTGGTTTTTTGTATTTTGTACTCATTATGCCTATAGGATTTTCTATTGCAATTTTATTTATTGGCGCATTAATAAAACTCATAAATAAATCAATCCCCTGCTGTTGCCTGCCGTCAAGTATTTTTTGTTTAAAATGCCTAGCTCCGCTTACTGCTAAATGCGTGCAAGGAGGAAAG